ATGAAGTTTTTAAATAAAAACAATATTATGTGGGCTTGCCTATTGGTGCTAGTCTATTTGATTACCCATGGAATCGTTAATAGCAATACTGTTATTAATTATTATAAAGGAAGTCTTATTCCAGAATTTACTGGAATGTTTTTAGAGTTGTTAATAGTATTGATTGTTTTCAATACGTGGCAAGAAAGAATAGAAAACCAGAATAAAATAGATAAAGAACGTGTCTTACGAAAATATATAATATTTACAATCAATCAATTAAGAGTTTTTGACTCAATTCCAACATCTTTCAGTTTTTATGGGGAAAATCATAATGAAAATCATGCAACTTTAAATAGTCTGAGAGATGAAGTTAAGGCTTTATCTGAAATAGATGTGTATAGCAAGATTGGTGATAGTTTTATAAAGCATTGCAAAACAGACATTGATGCTATCACTGCTCTATTACCAGTAGCAGCTGATTTATCTAAAGAGCATTTTAAAACTTGGTCTAGAGTAGTCTTTTATGTGAAAAAACTATCATTTGATGATGTAAAAAAAGAAGACGTAAAGGAGTATATTGTTAATTTAATAGAATATATTCGAGATTTCGATGATGCATCATTTAAAAATAAAATTTATGACGGCGCAAAATAAACATAACAACCTCATCAAAGGGACTGCCAACGCGTAGCGTTGCCAGTCCCCTAGACTGGCGTTATACCATTTGACTGCTTAAGGGGTATTATGGCAAGAATTTGGTTTTCTCCTGGCAAGCTAGCAGATCATCTTCATGAGATAATTGGCTACAAAGCTGGCTTAGCTAGTTCAATTGAACAGATGTGTGATTTGTTATCAGGAACAGGTTATTCTGATGATATATTAAATTCTGAACATTATGGGCTTGCACTTCGCTCAGAAGATTATGAAGATTTATATTATCATCTTTTATATAAAGTCGGAGTAACAGACACACCAAGACCTGGACTATTTACACAGTCTGTTTTTTTCAAAAGAATCATAAAAGAAAAAGGCATAGAATATCTTAATGATATTCAAAATATTTATAGTGGATATTATAACATGGGCGTTGAGCAAGCAGTTAAAAATGGTCAAAGTTCTGTAGACCCTAAGCCGATGCTAGCTGAAGTAATGAAAAAGTATGGTACAGCCGGTGCGCGAGATCTTATTGATTTAATAAGGTTCTATGACGCTCATTTTCAAAATAGTCCTCATACATCAGGTCGCTGGCAAGAGTGGAAGGATATAGTAAATCTGAATGATTTATTCGAAAAGCATCAACCTGTGGTTTCGCATGGTACTTTCCTAGACCAACGGTTTATCAATTATCTTTCGAATAATATAGCGCAATTGGGTGAAATTCACTGGCGTAAATTCGAGGAGCTTATTGGTGAGTGCTTTAGTCGCTCTGGTTATAAGGTTGAACTTGGGCCTGGCACAAACGATGATGGTGTTGATATTCGTGTTTGGAATGACTCAACTCAAGTACATCCGGAATTCATCATTCAATGCAAGCGGTATAAATCAAAGATCGATAAAGTAACTGTAAAAGGCTTATATGCTGATGTTCTAGAAGAGCAAGCTACAACAGGTCTCCTTGTAACTACATCAGAGTTCAGCCCTGGTGCTAGAACAACAATTTCAGCTAGAAGTTATCCAATTAAAGAAGTTAATGGGGAAAAGGTTTCTGAGTGGCTACACGCTTTGAGAACTCCAGGCTCAGGGGTAATCAGGGTATAACAAGAAATTAAAACAGAAACATTTTAAAACGGGCACATCATATACGTGCCCATATATCCCAAAATTACATTAAGGAGTCCATGGCAGATTGACGCCGACCTCCTTCAATACGAAACTCATTGCTCTGATCAGCTCGCACCACAGTTTTGTAGCGCAGCGAACAATTCTGGACTATTCTAGGATGATTGATTAGTCAAGAATGCATATCCCGACAAACTCACCCAACAACTATCCGCCGAATATCCTCCAGCGTTTTCGCTCCCTCGACTTGATCTTTCAGTTCACGCTGTCGCACTTAACATCCACCACTATAAAGGGTCAAGTCACAGCGCACTGAATAAACAGCAAGCCCTCACGCCATCATTGTAGGTTTGTCGCAACGACCTGCATACGATACCCACCCGAGCGGGTCGCTCTTACTACCACCCTATCAATACTCCGAGTTCCCGCCATCCCATTGGGAAATGTCTTATCCAGCACAACGGGAAGTTCAGCGCACACGCGAGGGTCACCAGGAATATCCAACGTTAATCGGGATGCTTCACGCTGAGTTTTTCTCACCTTCCCTTTTAGGGCTTGCTCAGCATGCGCTTTATTCACAAAGGGCTCTGGCATTCGCTTATAGGGCGGATTTCCGCTTTTAATCTCATGGAGATTGCCGTTCTCATCAACCCATTGCGCTATCACCCCTCCCGCATTTTTTCGTGATGGCGTATCTAGCTGGCAATTAATAAAGGCTCTACAGCCGGGGCGATTGTCCGGCGGCACCGTGACCTCTACGGTGGGCATCGCTTTACCCGTGATGGTGTGAGTTCGCCCTCTCAACGCCAATACATACATGCCATCCATCGGTTTGGCCACCGCATCATATTGCTCGGCAATCCGGGTTAAAAATGCGGCGTCAGTTTCATCGGTCTGATCGGTATGCCCTAACGGGAGCGAATCTAATTCCGGATCGACTCGAGGTGTCAGGTGATGCGCTTCAACCACTTCCCTAAACACCTCCCCCAGCGTTTTGCCATCCCAGCTGCGGGAGCGGCGCTCTTTAAAGCCGGTCGAATCGTCTTTATCAAACAGTGCAGCGGTAGCCACGATGGTGATACGGCGCGGGAAAAGCCGTGGCGTGATGCGCGTTATTTTGAATGTTCCGATTTCGAGTACTTCGGTTTCTTTGTACCCTTCATACCATGTCAGTACCGTTCCTTCCTGTGGGATGCTATCCAATCCCTCGACATTCACTTCAAGCGTCAGCTGATCGGACTGCACACCGCTAGCATCAATGCGCTCAAAAGACTCTAATCGCGAATTAATGATGTCAGCCCCCTTTCCCGCACAGTAATGAACCGGGGTGATCCCAACGTTTAACTCCATACTCCCACCTGTTTGCTGACGCGTTGAATCACGGGGGCTTGCATCTGTAATACGACACCGGCCGGTAAAATTCGTGGCAACCGATATAACGCGGGATTTAACTGGTAAAGCAAGGCTTCGGTTTCATCATCATCACGACCCAGATAACGCCACATCAAATCCGGTAGCGTATCACCCGCTTGCGTTCTGATGACTTGCATTATTGCGCTCCTGTTTTTTGATGTTCGGGTCACTGAATTCTTTCAAGGTGAGAGCGATTTCTTGCACCATGCAAATGCCGTTATGCACCATCCTATCGCCCTGAAAATCAATGCTAACCAGCGTAAAGCGTCCCAAGTTGGTGCCATCGCTACGGACTAACGTGCGGGGTTTACCTTCATCGCGAATGGCCAATAGCTTGTCGTAGCTCTGCTGCCCCTTCGAACCAAACCAAAGACCCCGTAAGGTGATTTGGTCCAGCTTCCGCCCCGTTTGTTGCTGCATCGGTAACCGGTTAAGTAATTCCACTTCTATCCAACCACCGTCAGCACTGCGGCTGAGTGAGTAAAGCGGGCTATCATCCCGCTCACTAAATAAGAAATCGCCGAACACGTATTGCGCCATCAATCACTCCCCAATCCGGCTAATGAAGCATCTAGCCGTGTATCCAGTGATAATGAGTTGCTGAGTAATGAAGGAATGAGGTTGGAAAGTTGAGCCTGAATTTTCTGCGCCAGCGCGTTATCTTGCTCCGGATCCCCTGATGCCTTGATATCAAATTTAATCTCAAACTTGTTATCTACACTGACATCACGTGATGGAGCCCGCCTGATTTTCTCGGATGGATCGCCCTTAAACATGGCATCCGTTTTATTCTGGTTATCTCCACCAAACCAACCGCCGATGCGGTTCGCTATCGCCGTCAAAATATCACTGTTCGCCAGCTGCTCGCCGATCGCACTACCGAGATCCCCCCCCAATAATGAGCCACCCAGACCGCCTAACGCACCACCAACCGCCGTGCCCACACCAGGCAAAATTAGCGTGCCCAATGCTGCGCCAGCCGATGCGCCCGCCCAACCACCGGCGGCGCTTCCAGCAAGGTCTCCAGCAACACTCCCTATCTGCTGACGATCACCGGTCATAACCGTACTAGCCAGCGATGAACCTGATAATAGGTAATGCAGGGGTTTAAAGAACTTTCCGATCCGCTGCATAAGTGGCCCACCGGCATCCAGTACCTCACGAGCCCCATCGGCTAAGTCTGCTCCGGTTGAGAGCATATCCGCGGCATCCGCCGATGCGGAAAAGCTCGCAAGACCCGCGCCTAATCCCAATAAACTGAGCCCTTTACCCACGCCCCGTTTCTTTCTGCGCCTTTTAGTGCGAGGGTGGATGCCGTCTATGGACTCCAATGGCGAAGCCCCGTGGGGTTTCCCCATCCGGTCTAGCTGACGATTCACGGCCTCCAACCCGCGCGCCGCACGTTCAGATGAGCGAGCGGTGCGGCTCGTCATACCACTTAACTTATCTTTACCGATACGCCCCACTTGGATAATGTCGGAGACCAGCGAACCTAGCCCTTTTAGAACCACGCTCCCCACTTTCAGCCCAACCAGTGCGGCGCCGGCTTTCAATAACCAGCTCACGGTCGTTCTTGCTGACTCGGAGGTTTCCATCAGCTCGGCGCCGGCATCTGCCAATTTAGCCACTGGCTCTAGCAAGTCATCGACCACCGGCAGCAACATATCGCCCAGCGCGATGGAGACGCGCTCAATCTTGGCGCTCACCTGTGCAATACGGTGTGCCCGAGTTTGTGCCCTCGCGTCATACTCTTTCTGCATCGAACCGAGATACGCGCTGCTGTCCGCGGCCATATCGAGGGCTTTTTTCAGTAAGGTGGTATTGGTGGCCAACTTGGCCACTGCCCCTTTGACCTCTTCACCGAAAATCTGGCTGATGATGGCACCTTGATCTTCAGGCTTGGCTTTTTTCAGCTTCTCGAGCACCTTAAACAAGGTGCCGGCCGCATCCTTCTGCATATCTTTCGCCAACTGCTCGGGATTAAACCCGATCATGGCCAAGGCCTCGCGCTGACTTTTGGTGGCAGAAAAGCCCTTGGTGAGTGCCCCTGAGATATTTTTCAGCGCTGTCGCGGCGGTTTCTTCAGTGGCCCCACCGGCCAACATGGCGGCAGCAAGACCGGCGGATTGCTTATCGGTAAAGCCCGCGCCCATGGCCGTCGCACCTTGGCGATTCATCACCGCAGACACATCCTTGGCACGCGCCTTCATCTCATTACTGATCTGATTGGTGTAGTCGGCCAGCTGCATGGCTTGGTCTTGGGTTAAGCCCATCGCGCTGCGCCACGTGGCTAAAATCTCCCCTGCTTCTCCCGAGGAAACATCATAGGCCACGCCCATTTTTGCGGCCGATGCGGCAAACGCCAGCAGTTCATTACTGTCGGTTTTACCATCCGCCTTTTTACCGATCCCGGCTTCACCGGCCGCCGCCACGATGTCCGTCATCCCCGTTTGGGAGATCCCCAGCTCCGAAGCCAGTTTCATCATGCGGCGACGGGTGGCTTCTTCGTCAGCTTTATCCTTAAAATCGACGACCTTTTTGACGCCGGCAAAGCTGGCCTCATAATCAATCGACTTTTTCGCTAACGCGACCAACGGTGCGCCAGCGGCCACGGTGGCCATAATGTCACCACTCAACGCTCCACGCCGTTCGGCATTCTTCTGCATCTTGTCGCTGGCCGCATTGAGCGTTTTTAGCCGTTGCTCTTGTCGTTGCAGCGCGTGATTCGCCTTGTCTGTCGCCCGTTGTAGGCGATCTTGATAGGCCGCTAATCGGTTTGCCTCTGCCCCCGAGAGTTTGAGCGCACCGCCCAAGCGGGCTAACCGCTGCCGCTGTCCATCCATGGACCGCTCCAGCCGCGCAGCTTCACCACTCAGTTTATGGGTTTCGCGTTGATGCTTGGCGGCAGCCTCCGCCGCTTTCTGATGAGCCGGCGTCAGGCTGGCTATCTTCTGCTGCGCCTGCGCCATGGCGCGGCTTTGCGCCGCTGTCAGTGTGCCGTTTTGCTGCAGTTCACGGTTTAAGGCATCAATCACCGCCTGCGCCTGATTAATCTCCTTGGCATAGCGACGCTGCTCTGCCGCGGCGATCCGCAAACTGGCCCCCTGCGCATCAGCGGCGCGTCGCGCCTCAGCCAAGCGGGTCGTGCTCTCTGCCAGTGAACGCTGCAATCCTTGATATTCACCCAGCAGCTTTTGTGAGCGATCGAGCGCTTGCACCTGCTCACGGGTCTGGCCGATGGCCATTTTGTATCGCTCAGCCGCTTTCCCCGCACTGTCAAATACTCGGGACAGCGCATCTTTCGCTTCCAGCGTGACCGAATATTTTTTACCCGTCATTCGGATACCTTTAATCTCGCCAGCGCCAGTGAGTACCGGCGCAACGCCGTGGGGATCCGCCATCCAAGGATTTCACGCTCAGTGGCGGAGTAAACTAAAGGAATGGTGTCTGTCAGTCGTTGGCAGTCGATGTCGGAAAGAAGTCCGCCGTTTCGGACAAAAAATCAGTCACCCTCTCGGTTAGCGTGTTCCAATCCGGCATGTGCATATCGAGCAGCGCATCAAAATCCAACTCGGTACAGGTGGAGACAATGACGAGGGTTTGCTGGAACGGATCGGTATGCTTACGCGCCTCCTGCTGCAAATGCACGGTCGGCGGTTGAATGGCAATTTGGCTCACGCGCCCTTTGAACTTGTCCTCAACAGGCACCAATAACACGGGCGCATCGGGATCGACCTCGGCCACCTTTTTGCCTTGCGCCATGGCTTGCTCAGCCAGAAACGGCTCGGCCTTGCCGTTTACCATCGCGCGTACGTGGCGCAGAATGCTGTTGTAATCCGGTACGCACAGTCGCAGGTATTCACTGTCAGACAGACCGGTCGAACGCAGCAAAAGCGCCTTTTCAAACTTCATCAGTACCGCATCACTGGCTCCGTCTGAGGCCCCATCCACCAAACCATATTCAGCACGCAACTCGCGCACCGTCCGTAATGACAAGGTATGAATGTTCAAGGCGGTCAGCGACTGCCCTTTGTCATCGACAATCGGCCAGCGCAGCGTGTGGGTTTTGCTATAGGCAGTGACAGACATAAAACCTCCAGATAAAAAAAATCCCTGCTCATGCAGGGATCCGTCATCAGGGAAAACTAAGGAAAAAGAGAATGCGGTTAGACCACCGCGGCGAGGACGTTACCCAGCCCCAAGTCCACAATGTTGGCGTTGCGATCGACATGGAATACGGTCTTTCCGTTCTCCAAACGACGCGCCGATTTGATGGAGAAATTGATCACATGCTGGCGTAGCTGTCCCATCTGGGTATTGCTCTGCTCAATGGCGGTGATTTCTGCCATTTGCCAAATCTCCTGTGCTTGGATCACCGCGCCATCTTCATCACGGAAGGTCTCAAAAATGGTCACGGGGATCAGCGCCCCAGCCGTTAAGCCATATTGGGATAACATCGCGGGTGTCGCGCCTTTTAAGGTCAACGCCCCTTTCATCGCCTCAATACCGACCCAGTGCTCACCAGCCACAAAGGAGCCGCCACGTGTGCCTTCCATCACTTTTTTGGGGTACGCCGAGGTGTAATCCTCAAACTCCAGCATGGAGGGAATACCGTTGAGCAATACCCGCATACCCAGTTTTGCTTGTGCGCCTGCCATTACAGCGTCTCCTCCAAAAATGATTTCACGATCCCCACATCCTCACGCAGGTGGAATACCATGTGCTCATTCGGACTGTACCCACCGTAAGCAATCACGATGTGCCATTCACCGTTCAGATACGCCTCCGGCGAGTTCAGCGTCGGGTGCAAATAGACCTGTGCGGCAATCAGCGCACCGGCCGCCGCTTCCTGCGCTAACCACGCATTGAGACTGTCGCATTGCTGCTGCATAAACTCAGCGGTCAGGTTTTCCCCCATCTTGCGATCAGCGGTTTTAATCAGTTTGCGGATGATGGCTTGTTCTAAGCCGACTTTATTGATGAAACGACCGGATAACGTCCGGTTACCGATGACCGAGAAGCCACCCACACTGGTGTGAGCAAAGTAGGTGATGCCATAGCGGTTCAACAGATTACCACCGCTGGCCTTATCCATGACGTTGTAATCAATGGTGCGCTGCGTATCGTCAATATTGACGTTCATCCGCCCTTTGCCCGGCACTTCCCACGGGTTAACCCGTGCCGCTGCACCCAACAAATGCGGGACGCCAGACATGTAGACGTAGCCTTTGGCCTTGGCAGACCAGACTTTGACAAACGGATCGACCAGTGTGGCCAAGTCATAACCCGTGCCGACCGTACCCAGCGATTTACTGAAATTAATCGCATCTTGATCGTTGGTCGATGGCCCATCCAGCACCGGCTGCGCAGAAATACGCAGTGCCATTTGCGCCAAGGCATCACACACTGCTTTATGGTTAAAGCCGGGCGCCGCGATATGGGTCAGCGATTCATCCGTGCTAATCAGGGCTTGAATACCGGTTCGACGACCGGTGTCCGGATCAACCTTGCCAATGATGTTGGCTACGGTTCCGGCAGGCGTCAGATCTTTACCTTTCACCGTGATTTGTGTGCCTTGGGTCAGGTCGGCAACGCGCAAGGTGCCGTTTTGACTCAACGTTAAGGTGTTAACCTCACCCACCGTGTAAATCTGCACCGCCGCGCTCTTTTCTCCTACCACGACCGTCCAACTGTTAACGGCGCTCCCGCTGACTGATTCCAATAACGTTGAGCTATCAACAATCACCTGAATAGGACCACCATCCGCCTGAGTGGCTGACACGACCGTCATGGTGTAATCCTTGGCGGCCGGCTCCAAATCGGTCTCTTCACGCTCAATCACCACGTAAATGGGGACATTGGCCACCTTTTGGATTTCGGTGACCGCACGCCACAGCGTCCCGCGTTCATTGCCGGTTTTATCCAGCATGGCGGCTTGTACGGGGGTATTAATGCGCCACGCTTTACTGCGCGGGATTTGTGGATCGGCATCTGGCGCGGTCCCCACGAGCCCCAATACCACACCGCCTAGCGGTCCCATGGGCTGCGGTGCCGGCTGGCTCAAAATGGAAATACCATTGTGTACGAAGCTGGTAATTTCAGGCATGGACTACCTCCTCGCGACGACGCGGTTTCTCTTTGCTGGTAAGCGCCTTGATATAGCCGATACGGAGCAAGTGCTCGGCCTCCAAATCGGTCAGTTCGCAGGATTGCCCCTGCTCCACCCAGCGCGGTTGGTTGGGAAGTTCAAAGCCAATCCGCGCGATATAGCGTTTTTTCGTCATAAAAATCCCATAAAAAAACCCGCACCAAGGCGGGTCTGCAACAACTCGATAATCCAATGTTCTGGTCATAAATCTGGTTTCACTGGAAATACGACCTTTTCTGCTAAGCTAGTGTCGACTTTTGTTAGGCTGTACCGATACTTTTGCCATGCCAGTAACTTCTTTGAATCCTCATCCGTAATATAGCCGCCAGCTAATGCATCAGATAACGGTGCAATAATTGTGGAAGCCTCAGCAAGTAGGCTTATTTTTTTAGTTTCAGCCTCAGACACCGCAGCAGCATGTTGCGCCGAGGTATCAGTCACCCATTGTCCATCAAGCCAATGGTCAAATGGGCTAGAGCGGGCTATTAGCGTTAACGTCTCTGGAAGCTCCCCGATAAAATCAACCACAATCGGCTCACCTGTTGCGGTCTTATAGGCTGTGCAACCTCGATAATCCACAAGGGCAACCCAAGCGTTGCCATCCACATTACGACAAATAGCAATATTTTTAGTCTGCTCAGGTAAATGTGGTGCATCCAGATATGCGTCTGCGGGTATAGAAAACCCTTGATGTACAAAATCCATACCTGCACCGATAAATTCGCGTGTTACAGGATGACAATGATAGATTTTCACCCAACCTGACTTTACCGCAATACCCGCGTCATCAAACACAGCATCCATAATATCAACACTGTATTTATTCATATTAAAATACCCTCGTAATATAAATAACAGCTCTATTTTTGGGCCTAAACTCTGAAGCCACGGGCACTACTCGTGATGCATCAAATGTAAATCTCAGCATCCCCGCACCAGAGCCAGCAGCTCGTCCGCCACTCGAATATGAGTAGGAAAACGGCCCAGACACCGCAACGCCAGATGATTCTGCAGTAATGCCACCAACCGAGCCGGAGATGTTTCTCATGGCATCCCCTTGCTCACTACCAATAGACCGCCCCGGATCAATCCCGCGCCCATTATCCAGACCGCGTTTAAACAAACCGCGGTCATCGGGTAATTTCAGATTAGGGAAAACTTTTGCCAATTCAGGATAAGCGGATGCACTAAATGAACGCCCATTATTCTCTAAAAAACCTGCCGGGATAGGCGCTGTAGACTGCCACTCAATCGTTGCACCAATAGGCACCCCAACGATTTTATTTCGTCGGATATCACCGTTAGAGTTTAAGAACCTCGTGTGCAAATTCGCCGATGAATCTAGCCAAATTTGTCCAACATCACTATTGGCACCTACACCAACACTAATACCTTTGGCATAATTATCATTGCTGCCGCAAGTAAACGCCCCAGCATAATCCCTTTCAGGAAGAGTATTAAATGCTCGCGTACCATTAAAAATGGCATTTTCCTTTACAGCACCATTACCATTAAAAAACTTAATTCGTAACTCAGCATTGGCGTCAACTAAAACTTGGGCGCAATCCGACGATTGAACACCAATATTCATCCCTTTGACATGCTGACCTTGTGAGCCACAGGAGAACGCACCAATATATTCTTTCCCTGGTGGCGCATCCAATAACTTGACTCCCGGATAGGCGTTATTAGCCTTATTTACTGTATCTCGCAAACCAACATTATTAATAAATTCTTGCTTATCGGAGATATCAGCACCATTCAGAGCTTTTTGCATAGCGCCAACTATACGCTCATCATCACCAGCAGCCACCGAACCTGCGGTAGTTCCTATGTTCTTTGTTGCGCTATTCCCTAACTGTAAATTCAACCTAGCCTGTGCTGGATTTGTTAAGTCCGCAAGATTCCGCTCTTTTGCCAAACGCGCGTTCGCATTATCCATTGCGGTCTTAATTGCTTTGGATGTACCCGCAGTTGTTTCACTAACGCTGTTCGTAGAATTACTCAGTTGAACAAAGCCCTTCTCCGTCAATGACGCATCAGGGTGGTTGCGGCCTTCTTCATGGCGTTGAATTTCACGCTTCAAATCCGCTAACGTCGGCCACACCACAGACGGATCAATAGTGACATTCACCACCCCAGCATTCTGGGGAATGAAGCGCAGGCGGTACAAATAGCTTTTGGCCTCCCCCGAGGTGATCAGCGGTTTGAAGTCCCCTGATACCCGTCGATAGGCGTACAAGATGCCGTTATCTAAGATGGCTGACATCTCATTGATGTAATACCCCGTGCCATTAATGGCATGTTCGGCCGGTATAGCGCACTCCGCCACAAAGACACCGGGGTTCTTTTCATCCTGATAAACCTTGGCCGGAAACTCGGCAATTTTATTGACCATGGCCGTCAATCCCATCGGCGATTGGTCATCCGGTAGGACGCCATTACCAATCCCGATTTTGGCAATGTTGACTGCCTTTCCCAAAGCGTGTGCTGTACTTTCGTAATTCAAACCCGCCTGAGTCAGGTAGCCGCGATAATCTTTACTCATCGAATAGCCGCCTCAGAATCTGAAATGATATAAACCTCACCCACCACTGCGTGGTATACCCCATAATCATCCGAACGCAGTGCCGAAGCCCACGGCTCACAATCACTCACCACGCCGGACTCAGCATAAATCGCCGTATACAGTGCAATATCTGCGGCTCTAGCCAACTCCAGAGCCACGATATCCCGCTCAGCCTTATAGGTATTAATACGCGCAATAATCCGCCGTGACGTGGCCTCATCCAGTTGGGCATCGGGCAGATTGGCCACAAGCTTCAACTCGTAAGGCCGGCCGGTTTTGGTAATCTCCGCCTCAACACCCAGGGCACTTAAGGCAAACATCAGCCCATAGCGCGAGCAGCTTTTAGACTGAATCACCAAGCCATTGGCGGTGACATTACGCCGCGCTTGTAGTGAGTCTTCCGGAAACCAGTCCGACACCCCACGCTCAATGGCGAGCGCCGGTAAAAACTGGGCCGGTGTGCGCATGGCATCAAAGAGCCCAGCGGTCGGTGAACGCGCCTCTTGTTGGTGTAACTCGGCCTCTATCAGCCGTAACAACGCGGACTGCAAGGGGGTGCGGTTATCGGGGAGCGAATCACTCATACGCCACCTCCAACTCGATACCGGTACAATACGGCGCCGTTTTGTAGTCACACACAATGCTGGCCGCCGGCTCACTCAATTCAACACGCACCACCCTTTGTGCCTGCTGCAAGGTGAAATACAACATCGACAGGTCTACCCGTCCGCTCAGGCGGTGCGTGGCTTGCGCGTACTCCTGCAAGGCCGCGGTCACCGGCTCGATATCAATCAGTCCATCCGGCGTGGGCCGACCATACAGTTTGGCGTGGATTTTATAGTGGGTGATCGTCGGCGCTTTGACCGACAGCACATCGGTCTCCAGCTCAATGTCATCCCGAGACAGGTAGGTCGCGACCTCCTTGAGCAGCGCCTCCGAGGGGATCCCTTCGGCCGTCTCGCGTGACAAAATGTAGAGGGAGACGTTACCGGTGCCCGGCGCTTCACAACGCGCCTGCGCATCCAGCACTTTGCCCACCGGACTTTCGTCAGCGAAGCGGTAGCGCAAGACCACTTCATTGGCTTGTGGCTTTTCGACCGAAATGGTCGGCCGTTCGCCCAATGTCATGGCATGAAACCGGTAAGCGGTTCGGCTACCCGTGGTGCCAAATCCAAACGGGGCCAGCAAGGCGCGGATCAGCAAGTCCCGATCGCTTTCCATCTCGTCAGGCTGCGGTGGATAGGCATTCGGGTTGCCCTTTTTTAACGTTTGTCGGAAAACCCCAAAATCCGCCGCCCGCGCATCCAGTGAATCCCCTTTGGCAAACAACATCAGCAAACTTTCAAACTGCTTATTGCGCTTACGATCTTCAAAGACCATCACTTCAGTCAGGTACTGCAGCAAAATCGTCAGGATTTCAGCATCGTTTTCTAATGTCTGTTCGACGGCAGGGACATCCTCGGGGCGGATCGCCGTGAGGCATTGCAAGAAGGCCTGTTTTAAGCGCGGATACTTCTGCGAAAAGGGTTCATATTGCAACGCCTGCGGGACGGGGATCCGGTCTATCGCCGGATTAAACATGTACCTTCACCTCCACATACTCCCCCTCGTAATGGCCAAAAATCGACACAAAAAAACCCGCGTCGGCGGGTTTAAGTTCGATTCGCTTAGGGCTGAAATCCGTGATGCCATTTGCGGGATCCGCCATGGCATCAAACATGTCAGCCTTGATGAGTAAGGCGACATCTGGCGACACATTCCGCCCCAGATAATCAGGAACATGGCAGCCAAAGGCGCGTCGGCGGTACCGACTCCCCTGACGGGTAGTAAAGAGTTGCTGTAAGCGGCTGGCCAGTTGTTCGAAACCGCGGAGAGTGCGCCCTGTGCGCGCGTCCATCCCGAACATATTCCCCTCATTGCGTGTGACTGACCGCCCCCACCATCGGCTCGCCGTGTGGATGGCGGTGTGAATTATAGATAGCGCGATCGTCTGACAGGTTGCGTACCTGATCGCCCAGCTCACCGTGTACATTGCGCACATAGGGTGTATCGACGAACTCCACCCCGCCTGGGGCATGGATAACCAATTTCCCGACCGCTTTATCCCAATACAGGTAACTCTGCGCTATCTGGGTATACACCCAATCGGGGTTATCGGTGGGAAACGGGAAGTCGTCAGAATCAATACCGACTAAGGCAATGCAGCCTTGTAAGTTATCACCGGCACCGTAGTTAAGCAGTAGCGTGGTTTCACCCACGGAGGGCTGGCGGTAATGCGCCACATCCCCCGCCGCGGCGGAGAACCATTTGATCGGTGGCGTCGTATTTTTACCGACCACCACGGTACAACGGTGACCCGACACTGACTGAATACGCCCGAGCAAAATCGCATTATTCGCGCGGCGCCGCCCAGACTCAATCTGCGCCTCGAGCAAGGCAATCCGATCTAATAAGGGTGCAAGGCGCATCGCAATAATCTGATCTAACGCATCATGCATGGCCACCTCACCGAATCGGCTGATACGCGTTAGGGTCATCCGGATTATCTGGATTTGCGGCAAACCTCACGCCATCACGGATAGGCGACGGAGTGAACGCCTCTGCACCTAAATACAACGGTTGGATCCATTGCACGCCGCGACTTTCTACCCCATCCCCCCCCAGCATAAAGCCGGTATCACCGTTAACTTGAATATCCGGCTGACCACAACAGGATGACGATAACCCGAACGTGTTCAAGTCAATCACGCGCTCAACCTCTGAGGCCAAATCAATTGCCACCAACACCGCGCGCGGTACTGACGCCGGCACGACACAATGTGCGGTGATGAGAAATTGGTGTTGATAGCGACCATCAGGCCGGCGCGTGCCGGGATGCGCATCCTCGAATTGGATAAAGACCGCCGGACCGTTTAATGGCACAGACCCAAAGTCCTCATAACCCAACACGGGAATATCCCCGACCAAACGGCTCATCAATCCAGCCACGAGGCGGTCATAGTACTGGCTAGGACTCTCAATCATGTCAGCCATGTCATCCTCCTGCCGCTAACTTGCTGCGTCCTCGTAAATCCGTCTCGAAATGGCGCAAAAAGATATCCGGCAAATTCAAAAACACCTCATCCTCCAACGCCACAATCATCTCATCGTCAATCGGCACACGGATCCGCTCGAGCGGGGTCCGCTGCTTACCCTTACGGCGCCACACCCCTCGCCGTCCGCGAATCACCGCCACAAAAGCCTGTTCGTGATAAGTCCCCCGAATCATCAGGCCGCCTGCCGCCTTACGCACGCCGCCTTTAAACAGCAAGGGGTCTAGGTCATTCAAGCCAAACCAAAACTTAAGCTCAGCGCTATCTTGACCGGGCTTTAAGTAGGCTTGCACACGCCGTTTCAAACTTCGCTGTACGGGACGCAGACCAAGACGTTCACGCATCAGGTTTAACGCCTGCTTACGGATAGTGATTTCGGTTCGCTTCATGGCGCGGTGATATGCCATGCGAATGGCTTTATCGCTCAAGGCTGAGAACTGCAACAGCATTCGCTCCAGCACATCGTCATCAATATGCATGTACAGCAGGCTCATCGCGTAAATCTCACCCCATTTCCGGAAGGTAAACGCTGTTCACTCACTAAGCCCAGCACCAGTATGGTGCTGATTGCATCGGGGTAGATGACATCGACGACCATTCGTATGCCTTGTGGCGTGTCAACCTTGGCACCAATCAATGCGCGGTCTAATCGTTCTCCCAACACAGACAAAGCCCCATGCTCAAAAGCGGCAGCAAAAGGGCGTGGTGAGGAGCTACTGCTACTCCCTTTTCCCAGTGACTGTTGAGAATCATAAATCGCGCGGATAGACCGCTGTTGACCCGACAAAAGATCAAAAATAAAGTCAGCCGCCATATGCTCCATGATGGCTTCATCAGCCCGCTGCAAAGCGCTATCAAACAGCACATCCAAAGACGCCATATCACACCACCTGAATCAGCCCACGCTGACTCAACTCAGGCACCCACTCTGGCGCTAGCCAACATGATTCCCCTTTTAACACCAGACTTACCGGCTGACCTTGGGCGTTGAGCGCCTCGGTGTGTAAGGTTACTAATGCGGTCACATGAACGCGCTCAGCCTGCGAATCAAATGAGTTCACATCTTCACTCGGTGCTTCTTCCGGCGCGCTGGCCATTTCCGCCAATTCCTCCTGCGCTTCACGTACACGCTGTTGCAAATCAGCCAACGAGCCATTCACGGGCAACTTGCGCCCTAATTGCTCACTGAGCGCATTCAATTGCGTAATCAATTCCTCTTTCTGCGACATGCTTCGCTCCTCAAAAATCATGCCCCATTCAGGGGCATGCTCATGGGTATTACGCCAATTTCACGGATACAAATTCGTCGGCATCCGCCAAAATCATCAGCGGTGCAGATTGGGTCATGGTGTACTCATGCGCAGGGTCACCGGTTTGGATCCAGTTTTTCGGGAAACGCGTCCCTTTCACGACCCCTTCTCGGATAATCTCGATATCCTGACACCCTCCATAGGTACGCAGACCGCGCGCATGGGTGTTGCCCAGCACCATCGTCAATTCAGGCAGGTAGTTTTGCTTTTTCCCCTTCACGATATGCTGGCCGCTGTACACCACAATCGCGACATCACCGAACATCCCTTTGTACGACACGGCTTGGCCCAGATCTTTTAATGCGGTTTCCAACACCGAATTGGAGCCGCGGCGGGTATCCAGCTTCTCATTCACTTTTTTGAAGGAGCGGAACAGCGCCCATCCTTTCGGGTCAAACACGATGATGTTGATCACGCCACTGGCCTGCAGGGCATACGCTTCAATGTCTTCGGTGGGGTCATAGGTGGCTTTATCCTTGCCTGACCATTCCGCGCCGCCCGCTTGCGTGATGTTATTGCCGGCGCTGCGCTGCATATCCACTTCAACCGGCTCAAAATCCTCACCCTCCATGATGTAGCGGCCATGCAACACGGCATCGACGGCCTGACGCTCTTCAATTTGCTGAATAGCCAACTCCTCATCTTTGAGGTTTTGCAAAATCAGGCGCTTGCGGCGGTAGGCCGGATCATTCAAGTTCTGCGGGTCTTCATCCGCCAACTGTGTCACCACCATGCCCGGCGTGACTTCATGCTTCGGCTTCACATAGCCGGGTTTGAATTGTTGACGCAGACCACCACGGGTACGCAGTACCTTGCCGGATACCGTTGGCGAGACATACACCGCCATATCCACTTCGCCCGGAATTTTGGCCAGATTCACTTCTTCGGTATCGAAGGTATAGGTTTCACGGAAGAACAGACGCAAAAACAGCTGATCAAACTTAAATTTTTGCTGCGTCGCAGTCAGCAGCTTACGAGTCGTATACATCGACATAGCGTTACCTATAAAAAAAGCCGCATCCGCGGCTTTCAATCATTGAACAGACAATCACACCACGCTGAGCGCAGTGCCGACAAACGCATTACGTTTAAGGTGCTCATCCGAGACACCGTGAGGCCACTGAATATCCTCCAAACGCCACGACCCACTTTTGAAATAGGTCACCTGCGTTGCAGAATCAGCGACGCTTACGGCAAGCAGCCCCACCGCGGTACCCGCTTTAGTCCCATCCCATGCCACCAATTTTCCTGCCCCGTTTAACATCAACGGGGTCAATGCGGGTGTCGCCGCGCTTAAGTCAGCCGCGCCGCGGGCGGTGTACACCGGATCGCTAGCGCCCAATGGCTGAGAATAGGTCAGTACTTCTTCGCTCATCCCTCCTCCTTATACTGGGATCGCCAGTAAGTCGTTATCATCAGTGCCAACAGAAACGGATGCCGACGTGACCGGTGCCGGCGCACTGCGCATCATGTCATCTAAGGCTGTCTCACTGCGCGTCTGCGCACTGAGCGGAGCCGCCGCCATAATGCGTTGCGCGTTCTCAACCGTCATACCCGGTGTATTCGCCAACACCTGCGCCATCGCCTCACGCCCCTTCGCCTCATCACAACCGAGGATCCCCATGATGCGGTCTTTTTCTGCGGCAACCGCATTAGTAACAGCCGCAGATACCTCTGTAACGTTTGTCTCTGTTGCCAGTGCGGCATCTTGCCCCGCCTCAGCCGTCAGCGCTGCCCCTTGCTCCGTCTTTACCGACGCCCCTTCTACAGACTGATTTCCGTGCATGACTCCTCCCGTAATCACGGTTTTTGATGAATGGGTTAATGCCTCGCGCATCACGGCGATAGCATCTGAATTAATCACCAGCTGGTCTGCCAGCCCGATATCCAGCACCTCCGCGCCGGCATACACGGCGGCTTCTGTCGCGAGAACATCGTCAACCGACAAGCCGGTATAACAGGCAACCTTCTCGGCAAATCGCTGCCGCGTCATATCCATCTGCGCTTGAAACTGCTCACGTACGCTGTCCGGTAACGCGCTATACGGGTTACCCTCCACCTTGTGCTGGCCGCTATACAGCAAGGTGATTTCGACCCCCTCTTTGGCCATCGCGCCGGCATAGTTACTGTGCGCCATCATCACGCCAATGGAGCCGGTTCGAGCCGTTTGCGTAATAAGGCGATGGCTGGCAGCGCTTGCTATCAACTGGCCAGCGCTGCAGTGCATGTCATTAGCCAAAGACCAGATCGGCTTTATCGTGCGCATCCGCGCAATGACATCCGCACAATCAAACGCCCCGGCCACCATCCCGCCAGGGGTGTCCATATCTAACAGCACCCCGTCCACCTCGGGATCGGCCATGGCTTGATTCAAGCGCGCCACAATCCCGTTGTAGCCTGTCATCCCCGAATAGGGCTTCACACTGCGCGTCTTACTCACCAAGGTGCCGGATATTGGGATCACCGCAATCCGCTCCGCCACGGAATACGGGCGAGACTCTCGGCGTCCCGCGTGCTCCTGAAAGGCCGCTAACTCCTGTGAGGTCGCTAACGATTCACCGGTGGCATCACGGATGGCCGCAATCCCCATCTGCTCGGCTAACGCGCAAAAGAAAACCCGCGCATAGGCGGGTTCAAGTAGTAAGGGCTGGTTAAATGCCACCCCCGCGATATGGGGAAGATTACGCAGCATCGTCCTCCTCCTTTGTGGTGTTCTTCATTTGTGTTTGGAAGGTGGTTGCCGCCCATGACGGCGGGGGGAGACCTTTATTTTTGCGCTCAAGGGTCTCGCGTACTTGCTGGGCAAAGACATCTTCATAATCCAAGCCCCGCTTGGCACATTCGATTTCATAGGTACTCAAGCCATTCTCAATGAGCGCAACCGCCTCTTGCACCTCTTTTAATCCATCAATGGCTAAACGTCCGGCACCAATCCACTCACATTTGGCCCATGAACAGCGCGCTTCTTGGAAAGAAAATCGTGCCTTAGCCGGTAATCTCACCACGCCGCGGACTATCGCCTCCTCCAGCCAGCACAAAAACATCTGGCTCGCCTGACGCGAGGCGATGAATTTGCGACGCCCCATAAAGTAGTGCCACGACTCATTCGCACTGGCGCGCGCCGTGGAGTAACTCAGCTGCTGGTAATTACGGGATAGCTGCTCATACGACACCCCCGTGCCGGCCGCGATGTAGCAGAGCAACGATTGCTCGAGCGCAGAGAAGCCGTTATCCGCATTCTGGGCAGTTTGTAAGTTGAGGGAGTCACCAGGGAAAAGGTGTGGCACCTTGGCACCACCCAATTTGACTTGGGCATTGAGGTAGTAAGCGGCCATCTGTGCCAACATCCCTTCTAATGGGGGCGTGACACCACCGGCTTTACTGCTCTCTCCCGCGCCTAAAATGAACTCCATCGCCGCTTCCGTATCCAACTCACTTTCAATCGTGGCGGCATACATGGCTTTGACGATGGCGCTCTGTAACTGGGTTTGCTGAAGCGTATCGAGCATTTTCATTTGCTCCATGACGCTATAAAACCGGTTAGCACCGCGGGTTTGCCCATCCTCTTGCGGCTCAAAAACATGGATCATGGCCGGACGCCCATTGGGCATTTCTCGGGGGATCCGCGTCCATTTTCTGGCTGTCCAGCCCGGATACGCATCATCAGCCACATGGTAAGCCAACGCCGCACCGGCACTGTTTATCTCGACACCGGCACGTAGCCCTGTCTCATCACAGCGACCAAACGGATTACAAATCCGCTTAGGACTGACCATTTTGAAGCGCGTGCGAAATAGAGTGTGCGTATCACTGTCCCAGCACGGCTGAACAAAAATCTCGCCATTGAAGGCATAGACTGCCACCCCTTCACGGATCATCATGGTGAAGGTTCGCTTGCGCTCGGCATCAATGTAGCAGTGGTTATCCTCTGCATACTCTGCCCACGCATCCTCCACGTCTCGCGCGAACGCACGCGCTTCGGCTTCACCAATGCCTAAATAACGCCAGTTAGGCCGATAACTGAGTCGAAAGAACGACCCCACAATATGATCCTGATGTAGCTGGATAACATTGGCGGCAAAGCCATTGTTACGCACCAAATCATCCGCTCGCGCATTCCCGCGCGCTAATACCGGTAATAAAGCGGCATCAGCACTTTCTTGTGCGGGGCTCCACTCTTTAAGCTGACCACCAAAGCCGCTGCCACCACCCGAAAACCCCGCAAATTGGCGTAGTGGCGTCACCCCATCGGGGGCAAGAAGTTGCGAACTCATACATAAAACCCTGCCGGACGACGACGACGGCTCATGCCCGACTGCGCCTCTAACTCCGCGATATAACGTTTCAACTCACTGACATTGGCGGCCGTAAACTCAACCCGCCGCCCCTCTTTTTGCACCGAGGTCACCCGCTTTCCGGTCATCAAATCATGCAGTGCTTTACGGGCTGCCAGTAAATCAGCCTGCGTAGCCATACCCTTACCCTCCGAGGATTTTTGCCATTTGCGCTAACGTTGCTTCACTCTGTCGTCGTGACTGCTCACGATTCTCCTGTTGAAAACTGGCTTGTAATGCCTCCAGATTCACTTGCCAGCGGGACACGCTGATCCGTAATGCGGCTAAGGCATACACAAAACAGTCCAATGCCTCATTACGACGGCCTTTGTTATCCCACAAGTAACGACGTTTGCCGTTTTCCCACTTCTCGGTCACCTCCTCTGCCGTCAATTGCTGCGCCTCCGTCAGGTCAAACACATCTGGATTATTGGGAAAATGCACCGCTCCGGGCATCGGTTCATCGGGCGCGACCCGCTTGAGCGTCAGACGGTGATAGATTTGCTCTTTGGCCGTATCTGAGCCCACTTCGGTAAGATACACCCCGTGCTTATTGCGTTTGCGCGGCATGTCAGCCACCGGCTTGCCATAGACTGATGCCCCTTTCACGGGGATCACACGAAATAAGCCATGCAGGCGCGAGCGCGCGTAGACAATTTGCGGGTCAATGCCCCCGATGTCCCAGCAAATACGGGATATCGACATCTCAACTCCGTTGGCTCGGCGATACACGGCATTGATAGCGGTATCCACACGTACCAGCGTCTCTTCCTCATCATGTCGTCCCATGATGATCACCCGATCAATTAACCAAGACTCCTCGCCGGGGCCCCATCCCCACACGCGCATCTCGTAACGGTCCAGCTGAGAGTCGATACCGGCGGTGAGATACGCCACCTCATCCGGAACCTGCGCCGAAAAGTGCTCTTTGCCCTCTTCAATCACTTCCGCTTCAGGGCGTTCACCGACGGCCGGCTCCCATGTTTCGCCCAGCGTCGTATTGACGAAGGTCTTTTGCTGACCGATATCGCCTTTGGTTTTCAGCCAGTCTTTGACTATTTGCACCCACGTCGTAAAGGGGCTATAGGCCGTCCAAATATGGAAGGTCACACTCTCCGGCGGTGTAATGGCCTGCCCGCTGGAGGAGAACCACTGCAGACCATCTTGCGTCCATGTGCCCGTGCGCTCGCACACATAGCGCGCCTGTGAGAAATCCAACTCGTGTTGCTTAATCACACAACCGGCATGCTCACAAAGATAGAACACCGTCTCCGGTTGCCCTTTGTCCCACTTCAACCCAAAGGGCGTGTCCCGATCGCCAAATTTCAGATACTGCGGCTGTCCGCAATGTGGGCAAGCGACATGAAAGCGCATCATCAGCTCGGCATTTTTAGCCGCCCGCTCTATCTGGCACGTGCCGCGTAATTTTGGCGTAGATCCACGAATCGACTTGGGCCACACCGAGCCCTCAATCCGCTTATCGCCCAGAAAGGTGGGTGAACCTTCCTTCTCGATATCCGCATCGAACGCCGCCAATTCATCGTAGCCGGCCACATCCACCGATTTTTCACGGTAGTTTTTGGCCGCCTTGCCCCCGAGGCACCAAAAGCCACAGCCATTGGCAAAGCGTTTCATGGTCAGCGTATTGTTACGGTGTTTGCGGCCAAACCACGGTGCCAATGCCCGTAAGACCGGCACATCACGGATAGTCGGTTCGACGTGGGTTTTCATGAAGTTTTCGGCATCACTGTCGGTCGGCAACCAGATCAGTGTGTTGCGCTGCTTGTGCTCGATGAAGTAGGCATACACCGCCAGCAGCATCTTGGAGTAACCGACCCGCGCGGATTTGACCACATTGACTTCGCGGATCCGGTCGTTGCCCATGGCATTCATGATGGCAACTTGAAACGGTAAGGTTTCCCAGTTCCCCGCGCCATACGAGGATTCTTTAGGCAAGTAATAGTGTGTATCCGCCCATTCGACAGCCGTCATGGGGATTGGGCGCTGTAACGGCTTCAGGCCAATGGTCACCGCGGCCTGCATATTACTCAGCTGATATCGAGAGATACTCATCCAGCCACTCCGGTAACTTATCCCCGGCGTTGGCACAGCAGTTTGCCCCTTTCGCAATCTGCAATTTTAGGAAGTCCACATGGTGTGGTGAGATGTCAGGGCACTGCCGCTGAACAGCCAAGGGGATCGAATCCAAAATACTCGATAACTCCATCGCGATGCGGTTGAGAGCAAAAATACAAAAGTCGGTATCGACGACACGCCCTTCTGACTCCTGATTTTTCAGCTGCTGTCCTTTGGCTTGTTCTTCAGTTAATGCGATACGAGCCAGCAGTAATTTCTGGGCGGCATTGTCGTCCGTCGTCGGTTCAGCCTGTTGCTTTTTCTGTTGCCGAGCCTGCCACGCATCCAGTACCGACCGAACGTCATACAGGACTTCTCGCCCTCGCCGCTCGGTGGGAACCACACCCCACTTGTCGAACGCCTGTACAGAAATGCCTATTGATTCGGCCATATCACTTTTATTAAGCAAAACAGCCACTTACACCAACCTCACGCCCAACAAACCGCAATACAACAACCAAGCAAATCTCAATAACCTATTGTTTTTAAATGAATTTCTCTCTTTGAAACTGCTAAAAAATGGGCTCAGGTTGTTGTATTGATCTCTGATTTTCCTTATTTTTCATAAAGATAGGAGAAACAATTAAACAACAACCAACCTCTTAAAAAAGCTCATAAATAGCGACTTTTTGCGGGTATACGCACCCGTGCTGTTTTCAGGCCTCTGAAAGGACCCGCAGACAAATAACGTATTGATTTATAATAATTAATCATGTTCAGTAATTGCTGTGTACACCTGCTGACACGCTAGCCCTTGTGCCCTTGCTCGGTCAGCATATGCTGCCAGTTCTTCATTGCGTCGGAGAGATTCGCTGAGCACGTCGGCAAGCAGAACGGAGGCAGAGGCTCTTGCTGCGCTTGCTTGGGCAGTGGCGGATAAGCGGCCGGTTTCACTGTCTGCCAGTTGGCGCCGGAGTTGGGCGATACGGGTGCGCAACCCACCAGCAATATCAGCGGCACGGTCAGCATCAGCCCGCGCCAATTGCAATTGTCTTTCAGCATCTGCGGCCACCTGCTCTATATCTTTCTGCCGTTTATTCTCAAGCTCACGCATCGCCTTCTCACGGGCAGCCCGCTCACTTGCATCAGCAGCATCACGCTCACTCCAGCGCGCCTGCCATTGTTGATTAGCCACCAGCTCACCAGCTTCCTTACCCGCAGAATAACGCCAAGCTGATAACCCCCATAACGACAAAGCCACCAGCGAGACTATCGCCAGTGGCTTCCAAGGTGTTTTTATCATCCTATATTCCGAACAATGTTTCGTGGCTCGTCCATCCACTTATTGGTGTTTGCTACACCATGATCAGAGTGAGAAGGAGCAGAGTACCTAGCACAGCCTATTGAAAAATATCCAAACCCAGAATATGCAGCTTGAAGTAATCGGGTTGTGGTAATTCTTGAAAGATAGTCACCTTATAGAAATGAGCCTCGTTGCCCAGAAACGTCGCCCACAGAGAAACGATGCTTCTCCAAGGCTCATTTCTGTAAGGTTCTGCGATTTACATGTGCCGGGCATTGCGTAGATATAAATTTCGGTTTCATTATCAAGCCCACCCGTAGATAGGCTTTGTAATGAAGAACTGTTGTAAAAGTAGCTCTCTAAAACCAAATAGTTGTGGTTATGCTGCCAGGCGGTGCTGCTCTTCGATGAGTAGATGACGATGGTTACGATCGAATAGGCTTTTTAACTCGGCTTTACGTCGTTCAAAGTCCCAGCCCATGCTTATGAAGACAGTATTAGCTCGCTGTAGCTCAGTAATGCAGTGAATTTGTTCCCGAGTAAGGTAGTCGCGAATCGGCTCTTTCTTCCCGATTTCGTGATATACACGGAACTTAGCTGCCGTCATGCCTAGTGCCAGACGGTTAATAAGATCGGCTTCGTTACTGAAGTGATGCGGAGCGATCTGTTTCCCCTTGGCCTCTCGCTCATTCTTGATGGCATCGGTCATGGGTTTGTATTCAAGGCGCGCAGAATTGCGATCCATTTTTTTCTTCGCCAGCGCGCTACGCATAGTGAAGAACTCTGCTACCAGACGTTTCTTAAACGCCCGAACCACGTCGTTGTTTCGCATGTAAGTGATCAACAAAGTTGTCTGCTGTTCATTTAGCAACGCAACCCTTTGTTTCTGTCTGCCACCATTCGTATCAAAGGTGCGGATTTCAAATCCGACCCTTCCGAACTCCTCGAGGTCACTTTTGTTTCGATCAACCAATTTAATGATGGTGTCATGATCTCGCCCAACACCTTCGGCAATAGCTACAGTGTTGGTTACCAAGTCGAGTTTCTTGATTTCAACTAATTGCATAGCGTTTACCTTGCTTTGAAATGAACCTTTGCCGCACAGGAAACCAGCCCACCGAGGCTCGCCAGCACTAACTGGTATCCTCAAAGGCTCATTCCAAAGGGTTCGGTTCGGTGTAAAACATGCGTTGCGGTACGCACTTGTTGTAAAAAAGCCCCGCGTTAGCGAGGCTTCAATTTCTCTTTTTTCGACCTCATTTGAGGCCGGCTGGATAACCAGAGCTAGTCTGGGTACTTCTGTCGAGGCAGTTCAAAGTGTGGGCCATCATAGAAGCGCTCATCGTTACTGCGACCGTTCTGATTCCAGTCCCCACCCCAGCGTAATGGGATGCCTAACTCGTTAGCCGCAGCAAACATTGCCTTCGATACAGCCTCAAACGCAGTGCGGTCATTCCACGGGATCTTCCCATTCACCAGCGGGGCACAATCAACGGCGTGGCCAGTCAGGTGACGACTGTTCATGGTCTTACTCTTGCCATTGAGCACCAACTGACGCTGACGCGCTTCGGTACGCTTACCTTCAATGACTTTAAAGTCCACTTTGGTCAGCTCTATCGCTCGATTTACTACTTTGACCAAATCGGGATGCACGCCTCGCAGGTTTTCGAGGCTATGTTTGCCTAGATAAAACGACATCACTCCTCCTTCGGCACATGTTTGTGCAAGATGCGTAACGCAACTGTTTGCAATTGCTTCACGCCGATAAAGCCCACCATGCCGCCAATAAACGCGGCCGCATCGACCGGTATGCCGAACCACTTCATTCCCGAGACAAAGGAAAGAGAAAGGGCGCCACATAGCGCCCCTTCTAAAATCATCGTTCGTTTAGTTCCGCCGCCGTAGAGAACTCGGAAAGCGGCAATGGTGAAAGCAAGACAGAAAGAATAAATGGTTGACGCATTCTGATATGCCCATGTGCATAACATTGCCAAAATGCTAGGATCTTTTTCCGGCATAATTCACTCGCGAAATAATACCTACCTATTCTTTAATGCAAAAAAAACACAACGCATTGTAAACAACAACATAAAACAAAATAATCAAAACAACGATAATCACAGAGACTATAAGCACTGAAAAATCAAAACCAGCGCCAAATAAAACATCACACCAAAACACCACCCAAATAAAGTTGTCTTCCGCAATATTTAGAGGAATCCCCATATGTAAACAATGAAACACACCAAATATTAGCGACGCCACTAAAGCAGATATGAAGAGAGAAATTAAAGCGCATCCAACTCGATTCATAAGTCACTCCTTCAATCGACCTACGTAATCATATCATCGCACTCTCTTCTTACATTACAAGTCAAAAATAAATATCTATATTCAAAACACCTACCACAGCGTATAGAAATAATAAAACATTGCCCACAATCACAAAAATAAATCTTACTCTAAAAAATTAGCTTACTTTGTGTTTTTAGATACACTTCCTCTTCTAACTCAACCCCCAACGCCCGACGTTCTAACTTGAGCGCTGCCTTAATGGTTGAACCAGACCCCATAAAGAAATCAGCCACAACATCACCAGGTCGCGAACTGGTAGCGATAATATGCTCCATCAGTGCCGCCGGTTTTTCGCAAGGATGCTTGCCCGGATAGGCCTGTACCGGAGGGAACGTCCACACATCGGTATGCGGAGTGTCCGCGGTGACCGAGAAGGGACGCCGCAGGTTTTCATACTGTTGCTTGAGGTCGCTATATTGCGCCACCAGCCCAGCATACTCGGCTTGCAAGCCCTGATACTGTCGTGTCAGCTCATTATGTGGCTGCTGCAATGTATCTGAACGCCTCAGCTCTGCTGCTTTGCGCTGAAATAGGGCCTGTAATTGCAAATATTGGGTTTCGCTTGGCAACTGCCACTGACTCGCAGAGAACCAATGCGAGCACATCTTAGTGCCGGTTACGGCATTAATCTCTGCCGCACTCACCCCTAGCGCCTTACGTGCATCACTGAAATAACTGATCAGCGGTTTGAACACTTCTTGACGCAATGCCTTGCACTTCACCGCATACCCGGACTGCCCTTTGGCGTGACCTTCTGCACCATAATGTTCGGCAAAAATGATCCGCTCAGTAGCGGGGAAGAAAGAGCGCAAGTCTTCCTTGCGCATACGACGCCAAGGGCCAAACGGTTTTGCCCACACGATGTGGTTCAACACCTTCATGCGTTGGCGCACTAAAATTTCAGTGTCCGCCGCAAGACGAGAGCCACAAAACATGTACATCGAGCCGCTTGGCTTCAATACACGCCAAAACTCGGCCAACAAGTCATCCAACCAAGCAAGGTATGCAGCCTCATCTTCCCACTGGTTATCCCATGCACACGCCTTTACGCGGAAGTACGGTGGGTCAGTGGCAATGAGGTCAATACAGTTATCAGGGAGGGTTTTCAGGTACTCAAGCGAGTCAGCGTTAACGAGCGTAACACTGTTTTTATGTACAGTATTTTTCATGGATCAATTCAGGCTTTTTTGATAGGCTTTGATCCGCTTTGTGCACACAAGCGGTGGGCCTTGGTATGCCTGTGATCCCCACAACGGGCATATGGCTGGCCAGTGCTACCAACACTCGCCAGCCGCCCATTTCACAGCGAAACCACCTTACCGGCGGCAACGTTTGAAGTAACGCCCTTCTCCCATTGCATCCTCTACCAATCCAGCCATGGCTAACTGAGTCAGAATTAACTGGCAACAAGCTGCCGTCATGCCGGTTATGAGTTGCATATCCACAGGGGAAGTCCATCGGATGCAGGACAAGCGGTTATAAATTTTCTTGGCCTGCGGCGTCATATCCACATGATTTTCCATGCTTTTTCTCCTAAAACTTGCCGTGACACACAAGTAACTCTGTTCCGGCGACACAGCAAGTCATTCAGAAAAAAGGCATAAAAAAGCCCCGCATCAGGCGGGGCAGCACGGTCTTCATGTATGTATGGGCTTATGCATGCTACCTTCACGAGCGGCGCAACAAGATAAGCCTTTAATTACGACTAGCTATCACGAGCCAGTTTTATATTTATTTTTTGAAAATAGCTCTTTTTTGTGGTTCGTTCAATACCACGCCACTTTTCCTGTCTATAAAACAAACAACGCCAGATACAAAAAAAGCCGCCCGAGTGTCTTACGACGTACTTAAGGCAGCGTACCCTGTAATGGTGTGCCAATGTGCCAAATATGTCAACGAATAAATGCACGTTACCCACATAATTTGGTACATTGCTTTAATTTGGTCGCACGTTTACGTTCATTGATTGCAGGATAGAGTTCGTGATAAATCATACATAGCGATACATCCAATATCTGATCTACTTGTCTTTGACATGTTCTGAATGACGGCTTTCGCCATCCCTCATACCCTCGTCCCAGCATAACCTTGCGTGGCTTTGCAGTACTGAACTGATAGCATGCAATGGCTCGCTTGGAAGAGCCAAAAGCGTAATAACTCAACAAAATGCCTAGCGCCTTCTCGTCATCGATGAGAACACGGTCTACGACCTGCGAAATCAACAGACCATCGTCATCGTTACACATCGGGCGCGATGGCATTACCCGCGTGGGGTCTGCCGCCTCCATTAGCCTCGCAATCAGGCTGGACATCCGTTTTTCAAGTCGTCCGGAGTACACCCAAGCCCCCCACTGCTGCAACCAGTCATCAACCCAACGGTATTGTTCTTGGCTGAGTGTTGTATCACCTACATCCATCCACTCACTCCCCCATTCGCAACGTGATGCCATCCTGATACCAATCCGGCAAAGTAAACTCGATGCGACCTACCTCACCTGATGCCCGTAGGTCACGCATGCGCACAAGCTCACGACGCATATGCTGATAAAGCTCATCCATCTGCCACGGATTCAATCGGATGGGAGTTGCAGATAAATTGGCTACGCGCTCAATGGTCATTTCGCCGTAAGTGATATTGGCGTGCATCGTGAACTCAAAAGGGTCTTCGCCCAATTTACGATGGCAGCCTATGCAGTGCGCAAAGGCATTATAAGGATGGTACCGAGTGGCTTTGTGTCGCCGAGATTTGAAGTGTGAGCAGTGAAGTTTTTGATGGTCGTGGTTGAAGTGTCTTCCGCAGTAGTCACATTGCCAATTTGTTCTTTCCCTGACTAACTCTGAAAATATTGCATCCCATTTATCTCGCTTTAATGCCATATTTTACCCAATCACTCATAGCGTAATCTGTTTCAACTTCTGGACAGCTTTTCCCATATCCGCCATAGCATCCACAAACTCATCAAACTTACGACTTGCCATTCCGTATGCCTGTAATACCTCCAGCTTTAGAGGCTCTAACTGCTTTTTAATTTCAGCGCGATCACTTAACTTACGCTCGGCCTCTTCTGCTGCACGCATAAGCTCCTGCGCTTGCTGACGTAATTCTTCTGGGGTCACTGGCTTCTTAACCACGGATTTATCCTCTTGCTTTACTGTTTCTGATGACTGGGGAATACATACTGCGGCATGCCCAAACTTTGGGTGATGTAAGGTTGTTGTTCGCCCCTCATTCGCAACAACCAGCAGCCCATTCTCCCTGATAATACTGACCAGTTTTTCCCTGTCTTTTTTATCCAACATGCTATATGCCTTCACTTTCTGGGAAATCTGAGTCAGCGTTGCCCCTTCGGGCATCTTTTCCACATAACGTCGAATGCGAGATAAGACAGGCTGAAGGTGAGGTGGTGTTGTTCTCATTGCACTCCCCACCCGGCAGAACGCAGCGCTTTATTTACCGCATCTCTGGCCTCATGCTCTTCTTTCTCTGCTAGCTGCAGAATAGCGCGAGATGTATCGGCATTAGCTTTAGCTTGCTGCCACACGGTAATTAACTGGTCGATGGATTTATTATTTTGCTTTTTATTTTCCTTGGCTGGTTTGTGGTAACGCCAGTACTTAATATCACCATCAGACCAATCATAGTCACCAGCAAAAACATCGGCGCTTATGCCTCCACTCTCAAACATGACGTCGACTGCGGTATACACACCATGCGACTTGCCATCATTGCGCACCCACCCATCCACGCTATCGAATTGCTCGCGCGTGATTAGTGAGTTGCGCCAGTCTGGATGCTCAAAGAAAACGCAACATAAATCGCAATGTTCGCCCACAAATTTATCAATATCAGAAATTGGTTTCTCTATGAAAAAGGTAACTCGAAAATCCCTATCATCCATGGCTGCATGAGTTGCCTGTTCGGGCCACATAAAACCATGAATTTTATTCAAAGACTCGATAACAAATAATTGTGCGTCAGATAATGATGAGCCGTTACTCATTTTGCATCTCCTTAATCCGCATATATTCAGAATTACTCGGTATCGTCAGTAGGCACCCTTTATAGAACGCCCACTCTTCAACCTTGCTCATAAAATAATGCATCGCGCCGGTATCTAGGTCTGATGTTTTAATTAACACCTTGACGATAACTTTCTCACCCGTGACAACATCAGTCCGCTCCTCCTCTTTGTATCCAAGAAATGTATGCTTCATTGCGTCTTTCACCCATTCAGGCGTAGCGAAGCTCCACCCCCAGTGCAGGAGGTAGTCACTTATCTCGTGACACCACATGTGAAAAAGTGAGTTTTGTGGAAGGGTGCGTTTATTTCGCCACGGTTTTAATATCAGGCGATACTCACCGTCATTTAGCAGTTGTTGAATTTGTTTACCGACCGAGTGGAAATTTAACTTAGTGAGTTTTATGCCGTCTCTTGTTATGAAATTAATCATACAGGATTGGTAATTGCTTCCTCGTGATTTCGATACACAAACCTCCAGCAGTTTCTACTTTAACTGAATGTCCTTCATCAAGGTCAAAAAGGTCAAACTCACGGATAAAGACATCCAGCGCACTCTGTTTTTTATCCCTCTCTCGTGAAAGCACCCAAGAGGTAAAAAATGTTCGCGCTAGCCACTGACAAGATTTAGAAGACACAAACAAAATCGATAAAAATGACGCAATAATGTATAACGTCGCGCACATTTCAAGCATATCCCCCTCAAGCAACAACTAAACAATTTCAATCAATAATGGCTATCCAAAATAAAAACACCGCGATTAACCACCACCCCATAACAATCACTCCATTGGTTTAATGGACGATAAATCCAAATACAGACCACTAGACAAAATACTTCGCCCAGATAAACAACTAAACATCAGGCCGCGCTCATTAACCCATACACAGAAAAAACGCTTTCTTAATTTGCACTGGAAAGTGTGTAGCTCACCAGAAGCATCTAACCACAACAAATTACCAACGTGAGTGAATATCTTTTTCAAGTTCGCCCCCGAAAATATTTCCGTTTAATTTCAGCTATCCTCGCAATCCCAACCTCCTTGGGCACAGGAATATACAACTTGGGGATTTGTTTTACCGGCTTAGGGATTTCCTCCCCCGCCTGAATACGTGATGCCATATCGTTCAGTTCGGTGACACACCGCTTGCGTGTCTCTGATTCAGTCAGCCCTTGTGACCGCATCGCGTCATACAGTCTAGTCACCATCCAGTACGCAGCGTTACTAGGCCACGGGTACTCCTCGGGAGAGTTATACAAACTTCGCTCTGCGCAATACTTCATGAGCATTCGGTAAAGTTCGTCCGCATCCGGTAAGCCTGCCGCATTGGACTCTCCTGAGCGACACCATGCGATAAACTGACCAGGCGATGGGAAGAATGGCCGCTCCTGCTGTCGTGCAACACGCAAGCCCACCAAAACCTGATGCTTGCTTGTGATTCCATTTTCCCGAAATGCCAACACCCACTGCCGACGAATTTCGTCAAGCTCGCTTTGGCTTCGATTGCTGAGGCTTGCAGGGAACATTGCGCCCAACTTGGAGAACACGCCGTTCACAATCTGCATCACATGCTGTAACGGCTCCGCCTCGCCGTGCGGTTCGGGAGCTGCTTGAACTTGGGATGCACGCTGAATGCGAGCACGATTGAAGTCAGCCACGTTCTGCAACGTCATAGCCTATCCCCCATCAAGTCATCAAGCGTCAGCCAGTCCGTGTTGTTTATCGTTGGTTTCCCAGCCTGTCGCCCAGACGCTTGTTTGTTACGATTAATCTCTAGCTGATCCCACTTCCGGCGTAATGCCGCAGGGCTGAGAATATTTCCCGACCAAAACGAATCTTGGCACGCCCACTTGAACAGCTCGCAAATCTCTCGGTGCTGCTTCCCGTCACGCTCGCGCATCAGCCGTATCTCATTCGCCCAAACGGCATAGTTCGGTTTCTTGGCCTTGGGGGCAATCGCTAACACCTGCCCAAACATCCACTCGGCAGCAGCAAGGTCATCAGCGGTGCCCCACTTGGTGCCGCTCTGAATGGCTTTTCCGTCAGCAGGCAAAGAAACACATCCGCCGTGGGTGTCCGAGGATTCATTCTCGGACGTAAAAGATCTAGGTTCTATGACTGGTTCTAATGACTGGTTCTGTATCCCAAATTTGGGATCATTCAAAATCCCAATTTTGGGATCATTCAAAGTCCCAATTTTGGGTATATTCCCAATTTTGGAATCATTCCGTTTTTGGGTACATTCGGTACCAATATTAAGCCGAAGAACTCGAACCCTTTTGGTCGGCCCTTTTCGCTCTCCGGTATCCTCAATCAAGCCAGAATCGATCATGTGATTGATCCATTTACCAATGGTTTTTCTGTCTAGTCCGGTATCCTTGACTAAACGCTCAACACTTGGATAACAACAGTGACATTCATCTGCACGATCAGCCAAAGCAAGCATGAGTAATTTTTGTGACGCTGCTAAGTCAAGTCTCCAAGCCCAATCAGTCGCTATTCTGCTCATGCTTGTTCCTCACTCTTGTAAACATCAGGCTTTTTGTCATGATTTGAACCGAGTAAACTTTAATTGAAAAAAAACATCTTTTTTGTCATGATCAGTACTGAGAGAACTGATTGAACAAAACAATCATTTTTGTCATAATTGGTATTGAAAACTCCTTGTTTATCTAACCTATAGACATTGAGCATCCGCTTAGAAGCTGATTGTTAGTTGCTTTAAATCCTCGGCAGTTGCCGGGGATTTTTTTTGTCCAACAGCACGGACAACCTCACGTACCACCAGTCCCAACGGACTCACCTCTGCAGCCATCTTTAGAATGCAAAAGGCTGTTGCAATATCACGCCAATTCATTCGACTCACCTTAGATTCATGCCATCCGGACAATTCTGCGAACTTGCGCTGTGTCAGCTGTGACAAGGTGATCAGGATATCCGTCTCAGCTCGGTCGATCTGGCGTTGAGTCGGTTTGCTGTAAATTGCATCTGTCATATGAAAAACTCCTTTTTGAAATGTGAGTAACCGAGCCACCAAGCAAACTTGATGGCATAGTTAATGCACCTGTATCGGCGCGGCCAAGTTGTTAAAGAGCAGTTATACTTAAGTTGGCTTACAGCCTGACTTCATGAACTGTTGCGGATAAAGAATTTCCATAGCCGAGATCGATCCACCAAAAAACTCAACAAGTTTCTCGGCAGTGCTTAATGATGTCAGCTGCTTACCTCGCTCAATTCGACTCAAGTTGCCAACATCAATCTTGATGGCGGAAGCAACCTCAGTAATTGTTAAGTTATTCTCTATGCGCACTTTTCTAAGTGGTGTTTGCATACTACCTCCTTAAATGCGTGTCACGCATATTACGACAGAACAAAAATTTGCGCAATACGCTTTGCGTGAATCGCATAAAATGTTCAAGCTTAAACCTATGAGTGTAGGTAAAAATATCCGACAGCTTCGCAAAGCGAAGAAAATGACAATCCTTGAACTAGCTAGTGCTATTGGCAGTGATGTGGGCAACATTTCACGCCTTGAGCGCGGCTTGCAAGGGTATAGCGATACCACGCTTAGAAAAATAGCAGAAGCTCTTTCCGTTTCTGTTTCGGAGTTATTTATGACCGAACCAAGCGGAGACTCCGCCGCTTCATACCGTATAAAATCTCTAGAAAACTCAGAGAGAAAGGATGTGTATCGAGTTGATGTACTAGATGTCACCGCTAGTGCTGGACACGGCTCCAACACTGGAGATGTTGTAGAAATCATCCGCTCTATCGAATATACGCCGGAATACGCCAAAACCATGTTCGGCAACAGGCCTCAAGGCTCTGTTATGCTAATCAATGTTCGTGGAGATTCCATGGTGGGAACCTTAGAGCCTGATGACCTGATTTTTGTTGATACATTAATCAAGTTTTTTGATGGTGACGGTATATATGTATTTGATTTCAATGGAGATACGTTTGTAAAACGTCTCCAAAAGGTTAAGTTTGAACTAAAAGTCATATCTGACAACAAAGCTTACGAAACATGGTCAATAACCCCTGAAGAAATGGACATGTTACACATTCAGGGGAAAGTTCTTATCAGTCAATCACAGCAGATTCGTAGACACGGATAACTGATCCAGCAAGGTAAAAGACCCGCCAAGAGCGGGTTTTTTTGTGCCATTAGCTCCCATCGTAATTTAGAAATCATAAAAATAAATCTCTAAAAAACAGTTAGATACCTATGGAGAGCGATAACAAATCAAAATATGCGCTTGACGCAAATGCGTTATGCGCATATCGTATACCTATAACGATTCAAACGCAGCCGAAAGTGGTGCGTACGCTCTTTAACAATTTACTTGCGCCGATACAGGTGCCCGAAGAACGAAGAAAGTGCTTCGGGGTGTGGTGAATGCGCAGGCTGATGCGCACATTGCTTTAACTTGGTGACGTTTGGGTGGAACCTCTTAAAGCAAACCCAATATGCCGAGATCAGCTCCGGCCACCACACCACCAAAGCACTTACTGAGGAAGTACTGATGAACGTAAGACAACGCCGTGCCCAGCGCTACCGCACTGCGTGTATGCTGGAAAGCATTGAGAAACGCAAAGACGTAGTGAGAGCCCGCAAAGCAAATGAATGTGCTGGTCGCGTGGGAAAAGCAATCACCCTAACATCTCTACGCGAACGGAAAGAACAAGATTCTACCTGCCTGACCAAAGTAGCCATTTATCAGGCAGGCTATCGCAGCAAACAAGCAAATGTTACCGCAAGGGTGTGAACCTAAACCGGTTGATGTTTCTGATTGGTTAGCCACTACCACACAGCTGGTGCCCTATCTCCGCCAAATCAGGCGAAGGCTCATATTTATCGTTGTAATTCATAAAGAAGGTGCTTTCACAATTGAGGCAACGACTCCGATGAAACATATGGTTATTTTGGCTTGGGATTGGTTGGAGTATAGATGCTACATGCTTGGAAAAGCAGCTTGCACAAAGATGCACAACTGTTTTCGTACCACCCACGATTTTCTCTTTAGAATATACAAAAGAACCCGAATCAAGCTGATTCAAAACATAACCTTCAGTTTGATGCTTAAAGTCTTCGTAGCTGGCTATTGTTGCTTTGAGATGCATTATTTCTTCGTCGCGAGAGCGTATCGTATCGCCCAAAGAAAGGCATTCCATTTGAAGCGTGAATAACTTGCGCTGAAGTTCAGTTACTGCAGCCGTCACTTCTGAATCAGTTTTCCCATCGCTAATTACTTTAGCAAGACTGATGGTCTCCTTTATAGCGGTCATAGCCGCAGATAGTTCAGCAATCACTATTAGCACTCATCTTGTTGTTGGGGTGCTATTACTCTATTCAATTTCTTGCTGTTGGGGAATAGTGAGAACCGCCGAGCCTGAAGCGGTAAAAAGACAGGCAATCAACTGTTACCGCGAGGGTATAACCCTCAATTCAACGTCACAAAAAGCGTAAATACAAATGGAGAAGACCCATGATGAATTATGCCATCGCGGGCGGAACCTTCATGGGTTTCGCTCCTGGATCTCAATTATCTGCAATCGTTGAGCGAATTAAACAAGCCATTAAAAACACCATCCGCATTATTAATCAGCACAGCACAAAATAAAGGGGGGATACCATGCACGCAGACTCAATTAACCGCATCATGTTCAAACACACACTCAGTGGTTCAGATTTCAAAACAAAGCGCGGGCACTGGACGTTGAAAGCGGCCATGCTGTTTGTCCTTCTCTCTCTGATGTACCTCGCTTATCTGGCTTAATCACGTGAGGAGGTTACATGTCCAACATGATGGAGCGAGGCCCCATCGATGATTCCCCAAACCTCGAAGAGACTCGCGCAAAACTGGAAAAAATAAAGCAGAATTTTTACGCACGTCTAATGGGGCCGCCCGTTCCCCACTTTATCCGCGAACAACAAAGAGAGCGAGAGCGGCAAGAGCTCGAACTCCGCGCAAAGATAAACCGCCAAAAGGCTTTTGAGCACGCCATGGCGCAAATCATGCGACTGCAACGAAAAGGAACATGCCAATGACCAGCAATATGACACGGGAAAACGATACATCACCCCACACATTACGAATTTCAGATAAACGCTTGGCAAGCCTGATTGCTGATGCTGACAAAATGCTGGAACGCCATAATCCCGTTATCAAAAAGGAGTGGTGGCAAGATTTCCGCTCCGCGATGCTTGAGCTTCAAGAACTCCGCCAATGCACAGCGAAATAAGCAAAAAGCACCGCCCCTTTCCCATCTATCCATGAGCCACAAGAAATTGCTCACCACACCGTAACTTGCATACCAGCAACATAAAGGAACTCGCTTATGACCGATGAAGTAATGTCGGCGCCAGCTCCCGCCGATAACGCTGAAGTTACTTTCTTTGAACCTGCCGAATCAGGCTTTTACCAGAATATCCCAGCAACGGCTTATCACGGTGGCGCTGGACTTTCCAAAAGCGCACTGGATTGGGCGCTGATTTCCGGCCAGCATTATCACTACTACCAAGTAGAAGGTAACGACCAGAAAACCACAGCAGCACTGCGTGAAGGCCGCATCCTGCACAAGATAGTGCTTGAGCTTGATGACTTTGAACGGGAGTTTGTGGTTGAACCTGAATGGCCGGAGGAGGCAATCAGCAGTGCCGACCAGATGAAAGCCATCATTCAGGAATACAATGATTCACTGGAAGTTAAGCCACCGATTGAAGAACTGATCGCTGCAATCGAAGCGCGCAACGACAAGCTGATTAAGCCGCTCAATGCAGGCAAGACCATAGCCGATCACGAAATAGCGTATGACTCATTACCCGACAACTTTCGCACGCTGGGTGAAGATAACAAACGTACTGCGACAGCGCTCAAAACCTGCATCAAACACTATAACGATACGCTACCCAAGCCACTGAAAACTTCAGGCGGTTACCAAGCCGTTCTCGATAGCTACGCCATGTTGGGAGCAAAAGAGGCTGAGCGCGTTGCCCATATCAATGCCCTACCTCAACCATTGTCGGTGAGCGGCACCAAAGCGGAAATGGCTGAGCGCATTCGCAGCTTCAAGCCGGATGCTATTTTTCTGGATGACTAAAAAGAAGCCTTCCTCAAAGAAGCGGGAGAACGAGAAATCGTCACTGCCGCAGAGTATCAGCATGCGCTACGTTATCGCGAAGCCATCTTCGCCCATCCCGAAGCGGCTGTATTACTGGAGCTCGACGGTGAAGCAGAAACCAGTATCTATTGGAATCATCCTCAAACCGGTGAGCTGTTGAAATGTCGTCCGGACTGGATGAGCCGCAAAGAGCATGTGCTGGCCGACCTGAAATTTGTTCGCAATGCCAGCCCGTCCGGCTTTGCCCGTGATGGCAGCGCACACAACTACCATATCCAAGCAGCCCACTATAGCAACGGATACGAAACCCTTACCGGCCACGTTCCGGGTTTTGTCTTTATCGCCGTAGAGAAAGACGGCCCACTCGGTAAAGACGCCTTTAAGCCCATTCTGGTGGGCGTCTATTACTACAGTATCGCTGACCGTGAGCGTGGACTTGAGCTGCGCGATATGGCGGTTCGCAACGTTGTCCGCTGGCGTCAAGCTGATTACTACCCAGGGCATGATGGTGTCATCGAAATCAGTGTGCCGACTTATCAAATCGCCGCAGAGGAGCGCAAGCTACTCAATGATGAAGGGATAACCCCACCGGCCAACGATGAAACGCAAGCCATCGAACCTCTCGAAGACGACACGCTGTCGTTGCCAGAAAACCTATTTGACTAACCGGAGGTCGCATGATTAATCAACAAGTCGCCACCGCTATCAATAACCACTCTGTTATTGCCAATGATCGCGGCCAAGCCAATATGCTCAACCTTATGATGAATGCAGACTTCATGATGAGCGTTGATCGAATGGCCGACATAATGGCCAGTGGAAAAGCCACCGTGCCCGATCATCTGCGCGGCAACAAAGCTGATTGCTATGCTGTATGCCTGCAAGCACTACAGTGGGGCATGAATCCCTTCCCCGTAGCACAAAAAACGCATCTGGTTCACGGCACGCTAGGCTATGAAGCCCAATTGGTGAACGCTGTCGTCGTGAACTCCGGCGTAATTAAAGGACGCTTTGACTACGAATTTTTCGGGGACTGGGAGCGTGTACTCGGTAAAATCACCCATAAAACAAAAAACAAAGATGGCAAGACTACCGAGTTCCGCCAGCCAGATTGGTCGCTTGATGATGAAAAAGGCTGCGGTGTTTGTGTTTCAGCAACATTAAACACCGGTGAAGTCCGAACTATTGAGCTCTTTCTGTCTCAGGCACGTACGCGCAATTCCACCCTTTGGGCGGATGACCCAAAGCAACAACTCGCCTATCTGGCGGTTAAGCGCTGGGCGCGATTGTATACACCGGATGTCATCATGGGCGTTTACTCCGTTGACGAACTGCAAGAGGAAATCGACATCACGCCGATGGGTGGTGACGATACTCCGCCATCAGGACAATCAGTGACAGAACGTTTAGCCGAACAGGCGGCGCGTAAACGATCCGCACAGCAAGCCGCGCGCAAAGGCAATGTCATTGAGGGTGAGGCTCACTCTGTCACCGAAGCCACAGCAGCAGGCGAAACACCAGCACCGTCACCGGTACAAAACGACGCGCCTGATTCGCCATCGGTACAAGATGTTCAGGATATGTTGGCCGATATCTTGTTCCGCATGGACGAGTCGCAATCGGGGCACGAGCTAAAGCAATTGGTTGAAGAAACTACCGATATCAAAAAATTCATGACCGAAGAACAGCGCAATCAAGCTAACGCTGTTTATCGCCGCAATGTGGAGCGTTTAAGTCTACGTAAAGATGCCGCATAACCCCCACCCCACTCTCCTTGAGTGGGGTACACAGCAAAGCGCCTTGATATCGGACTATTCCTTTTAACTGTCAATGATGTGTAACCCGACTTTCAGGGCGCTTTATTGTGTTTCATTCATAACGAAATAAGGTAACGAGATATGGCATTTATAGCGAAAATGGATGCTATGGACTGGTTAAAAACCCTTGAAGATAACAGCATCGATTTATTTATTACCGACCCGCCATATGAGTCTCTTGAAAAACATAGAAAAATAGGCACCACAACAAGACTAAAACAGAGCAAATCATCAAGCAACCAATGGTTCGATATATTTCCCAATAACAGATTTCATGACCTGTTTAAAGAGATATACCGAGTCATAAAAAAGAACTCGCACTTCTATTTATTCTGCGATCAAGAAACGATGTTTGTCGTTAAACCTATAGCGGAGTCTGTTGGCTTTAAGTTCTGGAAACCAATAGTATGGGATAAGCAGGCTATAGGTATGGGATATCATTACAGGGCAAGATATGAGTTTATACTTTTCTTTGAAAAAGGTAAGCGAAAACTAAATGATCTAGGGATTGCAGATGTACTAGAGTACAAGCGGGTTTGGAAAGGCTATCCAACAGAAAAGCCCGTTGAGCTATTAGAGATACTAATAAAACAAAGCTCCAATGAAGGAGAAGTTATAGCTGATTCTTTTTTTGGCTCTGGTGCCACATTCGTTGCCGCGAGTAACTTGTCAAGAAATTACATCGGTTGTGACATTGCAGACTCTGCACATGACTATTTTAATTGCAGGATAAAATAACCAAAAAAAAGACGCAGCATTTACTTATCCCCCCTTTCAATCCCCAAAAAATACAATACCTACAGCTACGGTTTACCGTGGTTTTAATTTCATCGCATGTAACCACTCAATTCCTAGCTGTTGGGGAATAGCTGGAACCACCGAGCCTGATGTGGATAAAAGACAGGCACACAGCAAAAGACAAATAAGCGAGCATAAATATGACCGTACAACTCATTGATAAGCGCCGCCCCAAAGAAAGGATTGCGGGCGTAGATTTGGCAAATGGTACATGGTTTGAAATTCTATCCATAGAGGGAATGGATAAGCTAATCAATACCCAGCGTACAAACGATCCACTAAATGTTACACCGACCAAAGCAAAAAAGATGGCTGATTTAATTGAATCGCACGTATTTCCGCCTGAGGTCGAAAGATACGTTGCGGCATGGGTCGTTGTTTACCTAGTTGACTTCCTTCGTCGGTGTAATGGATTTAGAACAATTTAATCACAAGAAAACAGCAATAACTCAACCTGAAAAGCTATGGGGTTTATTATGGAAATATTTGCATGGTCTATTAACGACGAAGATTACACTTCTGGCACATTCAGTTCATTTGATGATGCCGTAGCAGATGCATTGGACAATGCTGAGGATGACGACTGTAATCCTGTCGAAAGTGTGTATATCGGTGAATGCAAGGAATATGAAAATAGTAAGTTCTTCCCTGATGGATGGGACATAGTTAATCATATGTTGAATGCTGCTAATGATGTGGTAGGTGAGCATGCTGACGATTATCCAGATGTGGATCGTGAAGCTATTGATGAATTAACTAAGCGTTTGCATAAGCTGCTTGAAGAGTGGTGTACAAAGCACGGCGTTGAACCATCGTTCTATGAAATTGAATCTAGCAAGCTAGTTAAAATCAGATAACCACCCACACCATTTAAATAAACTCTCTAAATAAAACAGTGCTCACGCGCTGCGGATTAACTCACCCATAAAAAGGTAAATTAATATGATGTGGTTCAAAAACCTTATTATCTACAATATCACTCGCACCATAAACTTCGATGCAGAACGCTTGGAGCAACAGTTAGCCGACTTTGTGTTCTCCCCATGCGGCAGCCAAGAACGAGCACGGCTGGGTTGGGTTCCTGTCATTGACGATGGTGAATCCTTGATTCATGTATCAGGTCATCACATTCTATTGCGCGCCCACCGCGAAACCAAAATCCTTCCAGCAGAAGTCATTAACTATGAGGTCAAGGCCAAAGTCGCCAAGCTGGAAGCCGAACAGCAGCGTAAGCTAAAAGAATTTGAGAGAAGAGATATCCGAGATGAAATGTGGCAAACCCTGTTGCCACGAGCTTTTAGTAAGCATGCTGATACTCTCATTTGGATTGATACCCAATCTCAGCAAATCATCATTGATGTCACCAGCAATAAACAAGCAGAAGATATGCTTGCTCTACTGCGCAAAACTATCGGTAGTCTGCCTGTTTCGCCACTCAACGTACAAAAACCCATTGAATTAACACTGACTGAATGGGTTCGTAGCAGTGACCTTCCCGCCGGATTCAGTTTACTTGAAGGCGCAGAGCTTAAATCTGCTCTTGAAGGAGGTGGAGTAATTCGCTGCAAGCAGCAAGAACTTGCCAGCGATGAAATAGCATCCCATATCGAAGCACAAAAGATGGTCACCAAGTTAGAGCTGAACTGGCAAGGCCGAATCAACTTTATGCTTTGCAATAATTTCTCTATCAAGCGTATTAAGTTCGCAGATCAACTACGCGACCAAAACGATGATATTGACCCTCATGATCAAGCTGCGCGCTTTGATGCAGATTTTACGCTAATGACCGGCGAATTATCTGCACTAATTAATGACCTAAATAATGCGCTGGGAGGTAACCCTGAATAATGACGCAAACAGTACATTACATTCCCAAAGGCAGCATGTGTGCGGCGTGCAAGCAGAAAAACAGGGACTGCTCACACCTCGACTTTGAACGCATGAAAGTTATTACCGATTACGGATGGGACAAAATAGTCAAATGCACGGAGTTTGAGCGATGCCAAAAGAAGTGACTAAGCGCGAGAGTGGGTGGTATCTGGTTCGATTTGATGAAGAAGATGACTTTTGGATTGCAAAGTATTCATCAGAGTCAGATGAGTGGCTAATTCACGGACTCCAATACGGAATGCATGACAAGGATTTCGTAGAGATAAAAGAGATGGTAATGACACCATCCGGCGAACTGGTTTATCACAAGGCCGAACATGATTCGGTTTACAACTCTAAGCCAGTTACAACTAAGATTGCTCTTTCAATGCTCGTGTTTATCGCTGTGAGCGTGATGGGTGGATTTGCGGCTTGGGTTGGTGGCGTTGAACCTTTCACTTTTAATGCTGGACTCGTGGCTGCCGTAACTTTCTTTCTTGCCGCGCTATTTTCAACGGCTCCATTGTTTTTTATTGATTGAGGTGAGCTATGAAAGGTTCATGCAAATCTTGCGGCCACATATTGAACCTAGAACACAGAGAATGCTACTGCTGCAAAAGTGAGCTTGAGAATGGCAATATCTGGTTGGCTGCGGCAATCGTGTTGGTGGTGATTGGCGTTCTGCTGGCTTGGTTTGGTATTGAAGATTTAGTCAAAGCTGTGGAGCAGTTAAATGGATAAACAATACGCACCCCGTGATGTGGAGCACCTTGACTCCATCGGTGGTTACTACTCAAAACATGTAACTGCCATGACAACCGAGGGGCTAACCTCAAAGTCGGATATCGCCGCAGAACTGGCACATCGAGATGCCGAAATCGACTTCCTACAAAAACGAATTAAAGAACTCGATCTGTATTTCGGTCAGCTATTGGTGACAGCTCAAGCCGCCGTGATTGAGTGTGAGCACGGCAAGGGCGCAGATGTTGCTATGGAGTGGATATTTAACTATCTAGCTCCACGCGGAGAGTTACCAGGCTGCGAAGAAAAAGATGCAGGAGCATTTCATAAACCAAGGTCTGAAGACATTTGGCAGCAATTAGAAGAGTGCTACTGCTTCTTCCTCGCAAGGCGTGATGCCCAAAAATCACAAGAGTTTACCCCTCAACACTAACCCCGCCACTGAGCGGGGTTTTTATTCCCCATCTTAACGTGGACTGTCTACTGGCAGTCCGCCTTTTCGAACTTGCTGGAGTTTGCATGTATTTAACAATAGAACAGTGGAATAAGCGGCAACCTTTGGAGTTGTCACTAGAAACGATACGCAAACATGCTCGAGCGGGACACATCTACCCCGCCCCACAAAAATACGGTCGCCGCTGGATTTTTGATGAGAACGCCAAGTTGATGACCAGCGTAACAGGTACATCATTGATGGAGAGAATTAAGCGAGATGGCACAGAGAAGAAAAAAAGAAAATCGTGATTTACCGCCAAATCTCTACGTTCGTCGCGGTTACTATTCATACCGACATCCGCAAACCAAAAAAGAGTATGGGTTAGGCAGAAATCGTGCACTAGCCGTCTCTCAGGCCATCGAAGCAAACCTATCTCTCGGCAATGTTACTCTGACCTTGCAGCAACGTATTTATGCCGATAAGACACTCACTGTGCGCGATTGGTGTGAGCAGTATGAGAAAATCTTCATGATGCGGGGACTGCGGCCGGCTTCAATCACAAACAAGCAAAAATATCTGCGCGTTATCCAGCGCGAAATTGGAGACTTGGCTCTCAGCGCAGTGAGTGTCAGAGATTTAGCTGAGCTAGTATCAAATTATACGAATGCGGGAAAAATGCGAACAGCATATAGCTTGCGCTCAGAACTAGTCGACTTTTTCAAGGAAGCGATCGCTGCCGGGCATGTCACTAGCAATCCAGCAGAAGTAGTGCGCGCACCAAGGGTGACGGTCCAACGCTCTCGCATGTCGCTATCCGACTTTCAGGCAATTTTACAAGTTGCCGAGGCAAACGCACCGGAGTGGTTTTGTCGCCTCATGCGTGTTGCGCTCATTACCGGCCAGCGACAAGCTGACTTATGCGCGATGAAAGTAGAAGATGTGTACGATGACCGGCTGCATGTAACTCAGCAAAAGACCGGCGCTCGAGTTGCCATTCCGCTATCACTAGAAATCGCAGGCTACAAACTTTCAGATAATCTAACGCCTACCGATTCATCAGGAAAAGTCTTTACGGAGAACGTAACTGAATATCGCGTTAGACTGCTCTTCGTGAGAATGCGGGAAAAAAGCGGGTTGCAATGGGATAACGGCACACCACCATCTTTTCATGAAATCCGCAGTTTGTCGGCACGACTCTATACAGAGCAGCGTGATGCTGTCTTTGCCCAAAAGCTGCTTGGGCACAAATCTAGTGCCATGACAGATCGGTATCGAGATGAGCGAGGAGGCTGGATTGAGTTATGA